ACCGAATTAGGTAGCCCTGCCTAACGTGTAAATAAAGGGTAAAGCCTGGGTATGACAGTTGGCAATAACCGACACGCCCTAACGGGTTAGTAACATCTCGTAGATGCTATCTACCTTGGCCTCTATGCGATCTACTCGACCCCTTAAGTTATGGCCGCCGTTATTGTCCATGCGTAATTCGCTTAGGTAATACTTAACTAGATGGCGAACCAGCCCAGCCGCAAACCCCATAAGAGTACATAGTCCTATGGCTATTGCTATTAGCGACTGGGCGGCCGTCATTTACTTAACGCCGAAAGTAGGATCGCTAGGATTCATGGCGCGCATCAATGGGCCAAGTAAACCTGCAACGAAGGCATTAGCTAGTGTCTTTGGATCGGTGATACCGGACATGTAAAGTGCAGCAGCGCAGCTAACAGCGGCGCGTAGGTATGACAGGCCAGCGGCCTTAGCTTGTTCTTTCATGGTCTTACTCCTAAATGCCCTTAATTGACTTGTGACAATACTGCAACGATATTAGTACCGCTGGCAGTAATAGCGTATAACGGCTCGTTATCTCCTACGGGTATTTGTAATTTATCTGTATTATCCATCTTGTAACCATTGGATGTAGTAACACTTGCGTTACCTAAATAAACTGCACCGCCGCCTAAGTTATGCAGCTGTACTGTCTGATCCATAATATTGGCAGCTACTAAAAGCGTGGCTGTAGTCCCTACTGTTACTTGTGCGCTATTCGGCATAACTTAGTCCTAACTTTTCTATTAGTTTTGCGGCTTTTACGGGGTCGATCCCCACCTCAAAATGCATTTCATCTTTCCGAGTCCATGTCCCACCCCAAATTAAAGAATATTTTTTAGTCAAAGCTAATAACATGGGTACTTTTTCAGCTGGGAACGTGCCAGCCTTGCCTAGCGGATGCTTAGTCGCGTTTAGGTCTATGGCTGTACCGCTGCTGTGATTGCTTAACTTGCCCGGTACGGATCTAACATCTCTGTAGCAGTACCCCCAATCGTCAAGCGCACCGCCATCTATTGGCTCAATTAATTCATTAAAGGCCTCTGCAAAGGCAACCAATAAAGGTGCAGCAAAATAGGCGCAGCGCAGCTTAATCTTTGTACCCTTGATTGGGTAAGACTTGATACGGATCGACTCAACATCTTTAGAGGCTGGCCAGCCGTTATAACTTATTGCACTCATCCCAGTAGCAAGGCTACTTCATCGGCTGTTATACCTAAGCGATTCAAAATTGCTTCACGCTGTGTAGCTTTTTTGGATGCCTCATCTTGTAGCCATTTATCGGCAACTGCAAAACCATCTAAAAATTGTTTTTCGGTGATTGGATCACAGGCGATAAATTGAATTCCCTTGTAGTCATTACCCGTGACTATCCAACCGCCATCGGGAATAAGCATTGTTAAAACATCTCTAGCTGTTGCCATTTTATACTCCGATTTCCATTAAAATTATTGTTGACATTTCAGTTCCGTTGACTTGAACAGCAACGCTTGCGGCGTTTCCTGGATTCAAAAATTGTGTCTTATATGTCGTAGCTGAAGTGGTGGCTGGCGTATCTAAATAATTAACTGAGTTCGTTGCGGATTGAAGTTGCATGGTTGTACCTGTATTACCTGTGCCATCAGACACATAAACAATTTGAGTTGCATCGCGTAATAATCTCATAGTCATCCGATTAGCGGAGTTTCCATTAGATTTATTCAATCCATTTTGAGAAACTAAAACTAATACTTTGCTAGTCGCTAACGTTGGCGTAATTGTGGCTGTTAATGTTGTGTCGGCATAGGTATTCGTAGAATTACCCACCGCCGTAGTTGTTGTACCTTGCACCACTTGAATAACTTTTTGAGCCGCGCCTGACTGTATAGTGTCAAAGAATAAAGATGCGCCAGTTGCAGTAAAGTAAAGTGTGCCGTTCTCGTATTGGCTTAGTGCCAGCGATCCAGCAGTATTAACTGTGGCCGTACCAGCTGTTACTGTGCAAACACCTGCACCTATATTTTGAATCTGTACGCTATCTCCAGCTGCAAACAGGGCAGTATTTACTGTAATAGTTGTGGCACTCGCGCTGTTCATCTGTACGACTGTGCCAGCATCTGCAGCCACTAACGTATAGCTAACTGTCTTAGCTGTAGTTGATCCACCGCCCATAGCCGTTTGTTGCAGGCTAGTCATTTGTGCAGCCGTTAAGACTTGGCCAGTTGTAAACGTCTGTTTAGCCATTTTCTTATCTCCTTAGTAACTCAATACTGACGTATCAAGTACGCCAAATAGGGTTGAATCTAATATAAACCCGTCTATTACGGGTTCAAGTGTAGTGAAGGTAGTGCGCCATCTATTTGGTGTGACATTATGCGCCACGCCAAAAACTTGTAAGGTTTTTGTAAGGGTAGATGCACCTGGCTGGTTAGTAGTGATAGTTACCGGGTCAAAGAACTCTAAATCTAGGGCTGCAATTATGCCGTTATTGTAATTGTCTGTGTATAGGTCTAGCTCGATGGCATCGCATCGAACGCTAGTTTCAGCACGGCTTGCAACGTATGCCTGCGCATAGTCCAGGGCTACTGCATCGGTCTGCATGAGCAAGTTCTGGATATTGTAAGTATGGGCAAAATACTTCTCGACACTAGCTGCATTTGTGGAATTCATAACGCTGCCACCTGTGCGGCTTACGTTAGCCTGGTTAAATATAAGCGTGTCATCAAGTCGCCATACAGCATTGAAATAGCCGATGTCACTCCCGTTATCGTTAAATACTGTAGGCGTACCGCCGATGCTTGCCGTAGTTACTGATCGATCCTGAAATACGAAAGATCCAGATGCATCAACGTAGAACGCGCCGTACTCACTATTTGTAACAGTTTGTAATGCGGCTAGGGATGTACGAGCTGTGCCGGGGTCTGCCTGCATAGTAGTTAAACCTGCATCAACATCACGCATAGATTCTGGCCAAGCAATCTGATCTAGGATCTGGTCAATTCTTGTACCACTCAGATCGCCTGCAGTCGCACCTGTAACTGTACTGATCTGGGCATTTTGAGCCAGTCTTAGGGCATCTACGGCTTGGATGGTTGTATAGACAACATCGTTAGCGTTCTTAGGCGTAGTGGTTGTGTAGCTAGTAATAAACCCTGAGAACATTGGGTAGGTAGTGCCGCTATAGGTAGCCGATATAGATACTTTACGCATTGGATCAAGCAGGCCAAAATAAGGGCTGCTAGGGTTCTGGCTGTTGAACGCACCTAACTGATCCACGATGCGCAGGGTTAACGTACCTGTCTGGAACTCATCTGCCTGAGCATTACGGCCGCGCTTAATGCTTACGCTATCTACTACATCACTTACATCTACGATAACTGCAGCTGAGTCTGCCAATACGTTAGTACCTAGTATGCCTTCGCCAATAATAAATGCCTGTGCGAAACTAGGGCCAGTAGAAAAGTTAATGACCGCGTTAATAACTGGAACTGTCATTAAGGAAGTTCCAATAAAGATCCGGCAGCTATGCGTGGCAAACCCTGCCTATTAGCATTTAGTAGCGCATCGTTTACTTTGTTAGTAAAATCATCGCCATCTAATACGTTGCCTTCGATATTGATAGTAATAGACGGGGCTTGGTTACTATATCCAGCATCATAATTACGATCTCTACTTTGACCAGGATTAAAATTTACTCCAGCAACAGGGTCATTATTGGTAACAGCCTGTGCTAAGAAATCTACAACAGCTTGTGACTCTGATACAGATGCAGCGGCAGCTTCAGCGGCAGCTGCGGCATCGGCAGCAACATTTTCTACCTTTTCTAAAATAGCCTCAATAGTGTCATCCTCTGCAAAGATGCTTTCGATAACATCCTCAACGGCTGCACCGCCGCCTGCACCGCCAGTGCCAGCACCGCCGCCACCTGAGCCTTGACCTAAATCATAATTGCGATCTTTATTTTGACCAGGATTAAAAGTAACCCCCGGAATCATTAACATGCCGCCCTTTAGCCTGTTTAGTTCATTGTAAGCAGAAAGTAAACTGGCAGCCCATGTAGAAAATGGGTCTTTAGCCTCACTAATTGCTAAAAGATCGGCAGCAATCTTGGCATTTTGTTTTTGAATATCCTCTAACTTTTTAGCTAACGCCTCGGCCTTATCGGCGTTGCCATCCTCAATAGCCTGCATGAGTAGTAAGCGAGTTTTTTCTTCCTCGGTTATCTTGCCCTTTAGGGCTGCAGCTATTTGAATTTTTTGTATCTCAAATACAGCAGCGGCTTTATCTAGTTTTGCTTTATTGGCAGCTGCTAGTTTATCGGCCTTAATCTTATTAGCTGCGGCTAATTTATCTGCCTTAATCTTGGCATCGGCAAGGGCTTTAGCTTTAGCAGCAGCAGCATTATCTGCTCTTTGAGTATCTTGGCTGCTAATAGTCATAGGCGTTGTAAAGCCTGTACCCATTTTAACGCGTAAGGCTTTGGCAATAGTGGCATCATTTTTAAAGAAACTTAAATCACTAAATAAGGTTTGATTCACTTTAATAAATTTGGCAGTTTCTTTAGCAGCATTTGCCATCGAATTAGCAATTCTATCTATTGCTGAAACTGTTGGGTCAATAGTGCCCGCGCCACTTAAAATACCTAAAGCATCTACTAAACCTTTACCGATAGTTTCTTTAGCATTGTTACCGGCTACTGTTAATTTATTTAATGAACCCTGATAAGTATCGGCAGCACTAGCAGCTTGGCCAGCAAATAATAGATTGAGTTTTTTCTGTATATCCTCAAAATTACCTGTTGCTAATTCGGCTTTAGATATACCTACGCCTAAACGTCCGATAGCAGCAGTCTGCCCTAGGTAAGCCTTTTGTAGGCTTTGTGATACCTGGGTAACGCTTTTACCAGTACCGGCTGCAATATCTAAAGATAGGTTTAATAGTTCTTGAGATTTTGCTACGTCACCTGTGGCGCGCAGTAAGCGATCCATAGCTGGGCGCAGTTCATCATCGAGTACGCCTGTCTGGGCTTCAAGCCGATTGATAAAGCCATTGACTGTACCAACGTTTGCACCATAGGCAAGGCCAAGGTTTTTTAATGTCATGCCTAAACTTTTAGCTGCGGCATCATCCTCGGCAAACGCTTTAACAGCAGCCTTGCTGTAAGACACTAATTTCTGAATAGCAAATACGCCTAAGAATCCTTTAGCTAAGGTTTTAACACTCTTAGTTAATTTAGCTGTGGATTTGTCTGCCTTATCAAAGGCTTTTTTGCCCGTGAACTCGGCGGCTATATCTATCTTTACTGATGGATCAATGGCCATTAGTTATACCCCACAGCCGCGTTAAACTTATCCCGGGCTTCCTCGATGGCTTTAATAACAGCTGCGTTAGTCTTGCCGCCGTCATCTTTCCACGCACGAAAGATTGCACGGCCTTTCATCTTGCGTGATCTACGGCCTGCACCTGTTTGATTATTAGCATCTACGATTAAGCCGTACTGGTTAATAGCCTGTATAAATATTGATCCTGCTTGCGGGTTACGGCTGCGGCCTTGACCAGGGCCATTAGCTACAATATTTGCACCTTGGTTATAGCCTGGGCGTTGAACAATAAATGATGATCCCTGCTCACGGCCATTAGGGTGAACACGGCCAGCAGTTTCATAGATTGCGCCAGACATCGATGCATTTACAATTCTAGATAATGATCTAAAACCTGATCGGTTTACTTTGCTAGGTGTGGTTTTGTAACCTATGCCGCCTTTAGCAGCTCTACCATCCCATACCCATCTAGTGTTACCCGATGCTTTACCCCAACCCGATAACGGGGCTTGGGATGGGATAAAGCCGCGAGCCTTAGACACTACAGGTTTTAATAAACTAGCCATTTCTTTCTGTGTTTCTTTAGCTAGATCGGGCGTAAATTTTTTTAGGGCTTTACGGAGTTCAATGCCGCCTTTTACTGTTACTGGCATTTTTAATCTCCTTATTCCGATCTTTCATAGCTTGCAGTAAAGCTTTGAACATCCTGCTATCTAGTGCTAATAAATCATTGGGCGGTATAGACGTTTCTAAACTGATCCGTGCGACCAGGTAAGTAAACGAATCCCGCCCTATCGTTCCGGGTCATCGTCTAGAACTTCCACCTTGGCGAGCATCTCTACGAACTCTGCGCCAAATAATGGAACTGTAACTGTTGCGCGTTTCAAACACTCCCAAGCCAACCAGAACACGTCCGATTGCTTAGAATCCTCGGCAAAGCATTTGTGAAATCCTTTGCCTTTATGTAGTTCAAAGGCATACTCGATAGACGGAGTTATCTGATGCTCAGTAACCTCGCCCGTTGCCCTTGTTATTTTGAGTTTTGCCATTTTTTTGCCCTTTCGTAGTTAGATTAGAACGCAACCGATGGTGACACTGTTAGTGCAGTATTAACAGTAAATGACAGGCTTGACATGGCTTCATCGCCAACCGCGCCTGCAACTGGTGTTAAGTTATTTACCAAAATAGAAAATTGGTATGAAGGATTATCAGCACCTACAGCAGTACCTTTTACAGTAATCATTGATACAGCTAGTGTTGTACCTACTGCTGCATTTAGTGTCTGCATAACTTGAGATGCTGCCCAGTCATTTAGAAAATCAATTTGAAAAGTCGCAGCTTGCAAACCTGCTACATACTTATGTGCTACATCGCCCATAGCTGTTACTTCAAGCTCGTCAAAAGTTTGAGTAAGTGTACAAGATGTAACATAACTTGAGATGTCAATGCTAGGTACTGTTGGCGCGGCCGCTGTGGCAAGTTTAACGCCAACCTTATTATTTAGATAAATTGCCATTTTGTTTATTCCTCGTCTGTTTTAGTAGTGGCTTTAGGTGGTGCTGCGTTTTCTTTTACTTGGCCAACTTTAATTAGCCAAGCTAGATCAGTTTCGTTACTCATGGTTTAACTCCAGCTCGTTAGTATGGATATATTAAATTCGGCAGTTAGTAGATCGCCGCTATCAGCATTTAATACGCCAGGCGCGCTAACGCTAGTT